TACTGGTAGTTGACTTACCTCATCCCGCTCTACGGAGAAGCCCACACCAACACCATTCATGAGGATGTATAGGATCTCATCGAAGCATCGAGGATGATTGATGGGTGTGTACGAACAATTATATCCAGCCACATTCTCTCGTAGCAGGGCTGCTCCAGCAGTCATCAATGCTCGCATGCTAGGCATGACCTCAAGATTAATGATAGCATCAATGATTTCAGCCTTGAGGACAGGATCCATCTTATACTTATGGTTTTCTCGCAGATGACCGTCGATAAATTCTACATACCGGCTGACTGTTTCAGGCCAGTATTCTCGACGCTTCTCATCATCCAACCAGCGAGCATAACGAGACGTTGCGATGAACGTCTGATAATCAGTTGGTAGACTCATGCTTCTCCTTTCATAGTAGGGCCGGAGGGGATCGAACCCTCACGCCCGTAGGCAACGAATTTTAAGTCCGTCGTGTCTGCCAATTCCACCACGGCCCCATTATTACTTACTACGCGCAACGATCTTAATGCCACGAGCGCCATACGAAACCATATCCGGCTTACCATTCGTGATAAACCAGTAACCATTACACCAACTAGGATACGTCGTAGTGCCCTGCAAGTATTCAGTCTGAGGAATGTTAAAGAAACCACCCAACTCGCCAACAATAAACGAACCACTAGGATCCCAACCCATAGCACAATGATGAGTGTGCGCTGTCAACACATGACACTTCTTAACCTCTGCGATAGCAAGAGGATTATTCAACGGGCTTTTAGAGTACGAGTCTGGATGCGCAATAAAATATCGTTCCTTATTGCTTGTGATATAACAATGATCCAGATTGCTGAAACGCAATTTGCATCCGTGACGAGGAACATCCTTAAATACTTCGGTCATACTATCCACAAAAGACTCACGATACTCCGCAGCCTTAGTATACCGATAATCATGATTGCCACGCAAGAACACAATGTTACTAAAGTTAGCACAAAGAATCTCCATCAGACTCTTCGCCTCAGCAACCTCCTTCTCAATACCAGCGCTCTTCTGTTTAGGATAATACGCGCTCAACGAGTCACCATTCAAGAAGTCGCCAGCGATGAGAAGATTCTTATAGTCAGCAGCCTCACTAAGAAACTCGTTAACAAGATCCGCATCATACAATGGCACATGCCAGTCAGCCGTCACGGCCCAATCACCCTTCAACTCAAAGGGACGATCAAGCCCGAACTCAAACCTACTTTTATCCTTGGTATCAACCCGCATCAAGAAACTCTCCATTCATAATATTAGTCAAAGCGTCAAGCGCATCGTTAAGACGATAATTAATCATCCGAGTGCTGACACCATCATTAAGTGCCTGATCTTGAATAGGCATACCGTTCACAAACACATTCACAATCGTATAGTATAATACAGAATTATGCTTTTGTAATTCTTTTAACGCATATACAATATCAAGATAATAATCTGAGAATGTAGAATCCGGGTGCCGTTGCAGGCTATAATAGTTCCTCAGCAGATTCTCCACTATCTCCTTCTCGTACACCATCTAGCATCTCCTCATAACTTACTGAATGATTATGCCGCAACCGCTTAGTGAACCGGACCCAATCCTTCATACGATTATAAACAATTCTACTTACTACTTTAACATCCTCGTTTGTTTGTTTTTGTTTTAGGTTCCATACTTTGCGTCTCGTATCAGGAGAGCATAACCATAGTGAGATCATGCCCTCCTGATAGAGATCATCATACTCTGCTGCTTTACGGAATGTATAAGCGGCGGAGTGGATAGCGCCTTTATACTCCCCGATAAACTCTTCGGGGTCCCACATCAGAACGGAAAGTCATCCCCGGTGACGGCCTCAGTAACAGCAGGAGCAGCCGTCGTAGTCGGAGCAGTAACCGTGGTGTCACCAGCGACACGCACAATCGTGGTAGCGGACAGGTTATGATACGTAACCTGCTCACCAGCCTTGTTCTGCCCAACACTAGACGAATACTTGCCATCACACACGAGGAAGTCGCCCTTGTTTACAGGAATGCTAGCCTTCTCAGGCCAGATCGTGACACTAAAGTTCTTGTTAGAACCAATAGCCCGGATCACTACATCACGAACCTCCTTACCGCCAGCCTGACGGGTACGAGGATCAAACTGCACGATACCAGCAACGGTCACATACTCACTCATCATTAGTCTCCTTGTCTGTATACGCATCCCACATTTTGAGGAATGTCTTATATGGTACAACTACGAACCTTCTACCAGTTTTGGCTTCTCTTAGAAATAACGCCCATTCTTGCTTGCGAGCATTATGCTGCGCTTGTTTGAGGTCTGCGTCTTTCAATGAGAGGCGCTTCTGATACTTACATTCTGGTGCGAACTCTATAGGAAGATCGGTTACGTCTGGTACATCAAAACCACGAGGACCAGTACGAGTCCCGCCTAGATCACGAGCGACTTCACGCTCCCAATCCTTCCATTGTTTACTCCTGTTCGGTGGCAGGCTCATCCTGCTCATCCCCCGGATCACTATCCGTAATATAATCTACCGTCTCTTCGACATACTCATCCCACGACTTAAAATTATCGGGAAGAGCAGCGCGAAGAGTAGCAGCATCCTCATTGGCGGCGATCACGGTGATAGCCTGCTCATCATCAGTCATGAGATAAAACGGACCATCAATAATAGCACGCACAGTAAGGAACTCTAGCACTCCAGCAACCGTACGACCCAACTGCTCCTGATCGACCTGTGCAAGCAACTCAGTCATGGCGCTATCATACTCTTCTTGCGTCAACTCTACAACATTATCTTCTGTATTCATACTTCACCTCCTTAGAATGCGTCGCTTGATACCATCAGTTCAACCTGCCCATCTATTGTATCACAGATTTCAACCTTTGTCAAGCCTCCGGCTTGTGTTCTGCGACTCTTAAAATGGACAAGGTTAAACTTGTTAGGGCCAGTCTTACGAGCCTCAATGCCACAATCTACAGCAGCACCAATGTCTGAAGAGCCGCGAGTGCGGACATACGAACTAGTAGAATCAGACTTGTTAGTGTGGTGTAGTAGGATCACGGCTGCGCCAGTCTCACGACAGAGAGTGTTAATACTGTCGTTGAATAGGCTTGCCATCTCGCCAGCATTATTCTCATCCTTGGTGTGGAATCGTGTAAGGCTGTCAAGAACAATCATGCTAGGCTCGTAAGTGATCGCTTCGTCTAGCAACTTGTCAAAGTTACGATCAAGACGTACGCCCTGACGATGCAAGTAACGCAGGTTATCAAAATTATTTACTCCGAGTTGTCGGAGCCTATGGTAGACTACATCATGCGGATTCTCCTCGTCAATATACAAGACTTTACCATGATTGGTAACCTCGTGTCCGATCCATTCGTTACGATTGTCAGCCATCGCTACGGCTAGGCTGAGGCTGATCCAAGACTTGCCAACGTTCGGCTCGCCCACGAGCAGCGTGGTATCCCCACGACAAATCAAACCCTTCACAAGCCACTCGTACTCTGGGGGTGGGATGCTAAGATCAAGAGCCTTGTAATGAAAGTTACCTGCGAGACTCTTGCTTGTAATATCCCTGAACGTGTCAAGAGTGTACGAGTCAAAGAATTCGCAAATATCTTTCACATCGGATGGGAGGCTGATACGCCTAGCCTTAGCCCCTAAGATACCACGAAGCCTACCCCAAGCCGTGTCAACAGTAGTCTTTACATTATAATCATTATCATTGTCAAGAACTACGAAGACTCGCTCGTACTTGTGTAGTGGTGCGAGTACATCATCGGAGAATGCGTTGAAGCCGGGTAGGCCATACACGCTCTTGACGCCCTCTTGCCACAGGCGCATCGTGTCGGTTTCACCCTCGCACAGCACAGCGTAGGATTCTTCTGCTACTTGCTTGGGACGATAGAGACTAACCTTAGCGCCTTTGGTGAAGCGGAACTCGCGCTGCCCGATCATCTTACGAGTACGATCACCTGTCTCGTAGGGCAGGCGAATCCACTCCTCGCTCGTTGACTCTACACCAAACGCTTCAAGAGTCTCACCTGTGATACCACGTTCGTTCTGAAACCAATTCTTATGCGACTCTAGAATCAACATTCCTCCTATCGGACTACGCGAATAAAGATTTGTACCTGACGCTTGTTACGAGTGCGACGCATAACTTCACCGCCGTCACTATCATTACCCTGACTCGTGTTGCCTTCGATACACTTAAAATCACCCTTGCTATTAGGCTTCGTCTCAACAATGCCAACATGATCGCTGATACCGTCACGCTGCCAGTCGAACATGGCAATGTCTCCGGGCTGTACCTTGTTAATCGGAACAACGATGAGTCCGTTGCGCTGTGCTCGCGCATCATTGACCATGAAAGGACAGTATGCCCAACGCGCCTTCTTCGGATCAAAAGACTTACTGCCAGCCTTGGTGTAACACCACGTAACAAACATTGCGCACCACGGGCCACGCAAACCATACCAGTCAGAGAACATAACCTTATTAGAATACGGCGGGTCTTCCTTAACGCCGATCCAACGAATCGCCTCATCAAGCGCCTTCTCACGCATTGGCTTATTAGAAACTTTACGCTTCTCAGAACGACGACGCATCAAACGATTAGGCTTCTTCTTACGAGTAAGATAATCATGAAGCGCCTGACCATACGTCTGCGTACATTGCCGCTCAGGATAACCCAGCATCCACTTAGCCTGCTTAGCAGCAGCCGCAGTCTGCGGACCAAAGATACCATCAACCTTACCAACCCAAGTACCATACGCCTGAAGCGCCTTCTGTGCCTTCTTAACATCCTCGCCCCGCATATACGGGCTAGTTAACTTTAGGATTCTCATACCCAACTCCTTTGCTCTTTAATAACCTTCTGCTCTTCAATATAAATCAACCTATCAATATACCACTTAGCCTTAAGCAGATCCTCCATTCCATTCTTGTAACGATACCGGGCTACATATTTTAGCACATTACCCTGATGATAGTCAAGTCCCAAGCCCTCAATGGCTGTAATAACTTCCATCTCTCCCTGAGTATAATGCGCAGGACTGTTTACAGGATCATCAATCGCCATAATGAATCTTCCTATGGCACGGACGGCATACGGGAACACACTTCTCAATCTCTCTACGAAGAGACTCTGGAGAACGATTATACACAGCCTTTGACACGGTAAGATCCTTAGACTTGGGATCAAGGTGATGCAGGTCGATCAGCGAGGGATGCAGAATCTTACCACAACAATGACAAGGATTATACTTAGCCTCTGCTACAATACCCTTATTAATAATCGTGCGAGTGTTTGTCTTGTCAATACGGCATTGGCGGCACAGACTCTCATGAGTGCCGCGCTTCTCCTGAAAATAAAAGTCTTCTACCGACTTAACTTCCTTGCAATGCGTACATGTCTTATACTCAATCACTATACGGCTCCTTGTCTGCCCAGTTAGTATACGATACTTCGCAGTCCGTGTCAATACTAACGTATTCTTCTACGTTTTTATTCCCCATTAGTGTTGGGATTGTGTTAACTAGTGTTGGGATCTCGTTACGATCCGCGTCTAGGATGATCTCGTCATGCACAATATTTACTATATGTGTAGCATAATTGTCGTACAGGTACTTGTCTACTCGTACGACACTATCACGCATGAGGTCTGCTGCTGATCCTTGGATGAGCGCGTTGAGAGCCTTGTGGGCCTCTGTAACGTGCAGCCTACGCCCATACAAACTTTGAATATAACCGCGAGTATCCAAGGTTTCTGCGATACTCTGGTTAAGAAGGCTGATACCGGGACGAGTGTCATGATACGCCTTCAACAATCGCTTCGCTTCCTTAAATGATACTCCTAACTGTCGCATGATAGTGGGTGTGCCACCACCATAGATGATACTAAAGTTGAGTGTCTTTCCTACTTGACGTTCCTCGTCGCTGATACCCGTGCGTCCGTACAAGCCTTGAGCGGTGATGAGGTGAGGGTCGGCTCCACGGTTGATCTCACTAGCCAGCGTAGTGTCGCCGATGGCTCTTGCAAGGTAGTATGCGAGCAGTCTAACTTCGATTGCTTTATAATCGAAGAATAAGAACGCATCCAGTTTCGGTACAAATGCACGTTTCACATCCTTCTGGCTTCTGGGAATATTCTGTACGTTCATGTTACACCATAATATTTTAGTTTTACTAGGACCATGAATATCTGCATGGCTGAGTCAAACGAGTCTGCAAATACGGGCCAAGGATTCTCGATAGTGTCTAGCGTGTTCTCGCTAAGCATACTACAATAAAACCAGTTCCAACTACCATCATCTTCTTGTTCATTATAATAATCAAAGAGGGGCATCATGCTTCTGCCGCTCCGCTACTCATCCGTCCGGTACGAGTACCATGCTGACGAAAGTTAGGATGCAAGATACTATTCTTAGCCTCAGTATCAAGCGCATCAAAATATGTAGACTTGATCTTATTAGCCTCGCGCAACTCTACAATCAGCCCAGCCAACTCGTCATCTACTTGCGATAGTGCGTCTTTGGAGGTAGAGGATACCACGAATCCTCGTTCTTGTAGCGCAGCGAGAACCTGCTGGTGTGATTGTGGGTTAAACTCTTTCCCAGCAAGTTCCCCAATACGAGACTTAAGTTTGTAAATCCGATCACCATACTCCTTACGTTTTCGTGTAACATACTCACGATCAACCTGCATACCTTGCGCTTCGATACGCAACAAGGATAAAGTCAACCGCTTCTCAATCTCATACAAAGGAAGCAGATCATTATGCAAACGCTTCGTAAAATCTGTGTAGAGTTGCAATGTAAACTCTGCGTCCTTTGCAGCATACGGCGCTAGAATCTCATTCGGAATGGGATAATAACCATCCTCCTTCTTCATCTTATTTTTACGCCGCCAAACCTTCAGTACCTCGTCCTCATCAGTAGACAGGCCAAGATACGAGGAGGCAAGATACTTTAGTCCTGTGGGCTGGTGCTCATCAATCAAGTGCGCCATGGCCTGAGTATCCTCAAACTTATCAACAAATACATGATAAGGAATACCAAGCCGCATCAACTTCTGCATATCAAACTTCGCGTTGTGCATGATAATACGATCAGCCTTGCCAAGATCAATAGTAACATCGCTGATAATATCAAACCATTCTGCGTCATGCAACTCGCGCTTGTCAAACACATACGTCTTGTGTGGCGTGGCGACACTAATCATGAACGCCTCGTCATCCCAAGCAACACCAGTAGTCTCAGTATCAATTGCCAGTAGATCCAAAACCATTCTCCCCACGCTCGCCACCCCAAACCGTGCCGGGACTAAAATAATAATCATCAAGTCGGATAATCATAAGTTGGCAAATGCGCATACCATCGTGAATACGAAACTCTTCATCACTAAAGTTTCCCAGCACAACCTTGATTGTATCAGAATATCCTGCATCAATCAAGCCGGGAGCGTTAAGAACAAACAAGCCACCATTCTTAGCCAAGCCAGAGCGGGACAGGATTAGACCAGCAAAGCCTTGTGGAATCTGCATACGAATACCAGTATCAACCGTGCCGCGCCCCCAAGCAGGAATAGTCACATTCTCAGCAGCAAACAAATCATAAGCAGCATCGTTAGGATACTTACGATAAGGAGCGTTAAGAATATCCCCACTCTTATTTTCATAGTTGATTCGCATCAGTCCATCCTGTAACTAGCATCATCCATATCGTTAAGACCAACCTTGATAGGCTCGCAACCACAGTCACACGAGCACCACGGATTAGACGTAGTGTTAAACGCTTCGCCAGACCAATTCTCAAGACACTCTAGCCGCAGGCTGATATGGTCAAGAACATTATAAAGAACGCGCAACTCTGCTGCCATAGCAGCGGCTTCCTGCAAAACATACTCACGATTAAAACTATCAGACATTAGATAACTCCTTTATCAGTAAGACTACGACGAATATCATCAACATTAAGATCCTTAATACCTAGAATCTCACACATCTGATCCTTCTCAGGCATCGTTCCCGGATCCAATTCTAGCATACGCTGAGTGTATGCTACAACCAACTGTTTAAGTGCTACATCGTTCTGAGCGGCTTGCCGCTGCAACTCTACAAAATCACGCTCAGCAGCGTCCCACAAGTAGAGAGCGATACCATACTGGTGGCACGCCTTCTTCAGAGCCTCCGCTTGCGCAGACTTAACCGCAGTATCAGGATCAAAGTTAATGTTCGCTCCGATACCGTCACGACTAATCATAGCCTTCTGCGTGGTGAGGAACGCATCATCATCATCCCCATCACCGCCAACACTAATCACACCAATATCAGATAGGATAATCGTAAGCGTACCTTGCACTACAGCCATATACTGTGGCTTACCACTCCGGGTAGGAGCAGCATCCTTGATCTCCCAAGAGTTAAGTTGCCATGCCCAAGCATGACCAAGAACATCGTTTAGCCGGTTAATATAACCATCAATGGCTACATAATCCTGCCCACTCTGATTCTTCTTCACCAGAGTAGGGTGAAACTTCTCAGTTAGTTCGGCGGGAATCATCCGTCCTCCTTTGGCACAGGCCAATAATAATTATACTCTCCAACAACATCGGGATAGATCACATTATACCATGCTGGGTTCTTAAATACAAGGGCTGACTTGTGTGAATCATGCACACGATTATCGCCCCACCAATGTGGCAAACCTACAGGGGTCTGACTAAAATGCTCTGACCAGACAGCATACGTCTTAGCCTCACAAGTATCCTTATACCCGCGACGCACCCATTCCGCACACGTTGCTCGCTGATACATAAGCAGAGCAGTCTCATAGCCTTGCCACATACGAGTAGCAGGATGATTAGTCCAACCCTTACTCAGCCCAGCCAGCGCATTCATAATCTGTAGAGTCTCTACACGCTGCTTACCTAGCCGTTGCCGGTCAAGGATACGCACACTATTACTCATACTAGTTTCTGGCACGAATGTCTGCACAATGCTCCTTAATATACGCCGCAAACTCTTCCTGACCCTTATCAGTAAACTGATACTTGCCAAGAAACTTCTCAATCCAACCCAACTGCAAAGCCAACGCTAGAGTAGGATCATCAACCTCAAACTCTAGATTAGGAAGAAACCTATTCTTAAGTTTAGACCATGTTCTCATCATTAATCAACCTCTGATAGCCGGGGCAATCATCAATCAATGTCATCATAGACTCGTCGGATACAGTCAAACCCTCAACACCATTATATTCGTACCAGTTACCAATATGCTGCTTCTCTTCCTTGCTACAACCACACGGATCATCTTCCTGATCCTTCCACGGACAGAACATCGTAGAATAATGGGGACGATACCAGTATTCCCAACGCCGCTCCTTCTTATTATGCTTCCACTCGTACACACCATCTAGCACATCAGGCAACGCGAGCGAGTTAGTCTGGTACGCATCCAACGCATCCTCAACCTGACGGATACGATGCGTAAGCACATCCTCACCAATAGGATCAACATAGTAAAACACAGGCTCAGGCCAGCGCCTACGATAATCCGGCGTAGTAGGAAGATACAAGATACCCACACTATGCACACCCGGCATACCATAATGATAATAAGCACTAACCTGCATGACATGCTCAGGCTTAGGACCATCAAGAAATCCGAACGACGTACCACTAATAGTCTTATAATCAACAAGCATAAGATTACCCTGCTCATCATTCATATAAGCATCAGCAGTACCAACCCAAGGATACTTATGATCCTCACATACAACCTCAACCTCGCTAGCATACGGCTTATGATACTCACTCATGATAGCATGAATCTGCTCATGAATAGCCGTGCCCTGCAACAAAGGCAAAGTATTCATCCAAGGCTTGTCCCACACATCAGGATAACCATGATAATAATAAAGCACAGTATGCCTATCGTTCTGCAAATGGCTGGAGAAGTGCAGCATACCATCATTGCGGGGCTGATTGGTAGCCCGCTTCAGAGTGCTAATCAGACTCTTCATAATCGTACCATGCCCCCTCCGGGTTATCATTACCATCATAAACAAACATAGAAAACCGATCCTCATCCTTCTCAATCAGGAGTTCTACAAGTTTCTGCCCATTGTAAAACACACCAGCCTTAAAGTAATCATCCTCAGACTTGGTAGCAAACTTAAACACGCTGCTTCTCCTTCATCTTACGAGCCTGACGCAAAGCCTTAGCCTCCGCCTTCTTCTTACCACGCTCCAAGCGCCGCTGCATAGCAGCCTCCAACTTATTCTTCTTCATACTACCAGCAACAGCCATTACGATTCCTTCTCCTTATCAAACCACAACACAGTAGCCTTATACTTAGGCCGATCCTTCTTATCAGCAACACGACGGAACGCCCAAGTCTTATACCCCATATCATATAACATATGACTCACCCCATTGAGTGTAGGGCTTGTTCCAACAAACTCGTTATCCAACTCAATATGCCAAGCCACCACAGGATTGATTCCAGAAGGGCGACCTCGCTTTCGCTTATAGGTAACAACAACTTCACGCTCCTTACGCTTCTTCTTTTTCTTCTTACTCATCAGAATCCTGGTTCCCACTTAACATCCTTATCATTAATATTACTATTATTCTTCTTTTTATATGTATATGAATACTTATTCTCTATGTATTCTCTATACTCTCTATCCCATTCTAGATACTCTTCATATGTATAAGGCTCATTATTCTTCATAAGATCCCTCCATGATTCATACTTGTATCTTACCATAACTATTCTTCCTTGTCAAGTTACGATTGTGTTAAGATTACTAGGGGACTAGGACTCGAACCTAGATTCTTGGAACCAAAACCCAATGTCCTACCATTAGACGATCCCCTAATGCGGGTAGAGGGAGTCGAACCCCCACGCCTCACGGCGGCAGATTTTGAGTCTGCTGTGTCTACCAGTTCCACCATACCCGCAAACCCTTACTGCTTTACAATATTAACAATCTCACTATCATAGTTAATATCATAATCCATCTTAAACCTATCAAGCCCCTCATTATCAAGAAGATCCTTAGCCGCTTCCTCAGCATAATCCATATCAGCCGCCTCAACCGTTAGCGTAACACTCACAGGCACCATAACAGTAACCTCGTACTCATTCCTAAACCACTCAGGATCAACATCAACACCCATACGCTGAAGAGCACTAATAGTAGTATCAAGATCAATACCAGTATCATCCATACTGTTAATCACACCATCAACAAACAGGCTCATATCAGACCTCTCAGCGCAACGAGCCAAAAGAGTATAAACAATAGGAAGAAGAATACTAACATCCTCACTATTCTTAGCGTTTGTAATATGAGCCTCGCCAAGATCTGCCTTCAGCCGCGCAATCTCCTCATCACGAACCTCAATCTGCTGCCTATGATGATCCACCTCAGTCTCCTTCTTGTAAGCGTAGTGTCGATTAGTATCAAGCATTAGTAATCTTCCTCCTGCATATAATCATAGTAAGCATCAGCCTGCGCCCACAACCACTCATCACGCAGCCTATCAAACTCGTACCAACTCAACTCCTCGTCCGGCTGGATATCCACATCATTCTCATCATACCAACCATCATCAACCACAATAGTCACTAGAACCACCCCACAATATCATCATGGTACTTAGGATCAGTCATCATCTTATCCACCTTCTCATCCAAATCTGCTACCAACTCAAAGTAATCAGACTCACGTTCTACTAGAGCCTCAAAGTTATCAAACTCGTCCCACTCTTCGCCAGTAAAATCGTTCATAGTAACCCACACTCCCTTATAGTAGACTTCCATTTTACCTTTCCGGTTTCCGGCAAACTCTAAGATACCTATACCTAAGGTTTACCCTGCGATATCTAACAGTATAGCACCGATGCCGAACAAAATCAAGGGACCAATAACTACATAAAACAGGACCTCAAGCATTAGCCGCTCGCTTACACGCTGCGACACCCTCCGCATGAGCCTCATTGATATCCTCATACGAATTATAATACTCCCAATCATAATCCGCTTCACCAGACGGAAGAAACAAATCATAAATAGTACCCGTCTCATCCGAAATAGTATCAATCACATAGTTATTATAATATTTATCACTCATCATTTTAGCCTTTCTAAGCGTTTTACATGCCCCACTAGTAGGGTAGCACTACTCACACCCTCCGAAGCCCTCAGAGGGCCTGCAAAGGGCCTTAAAATGGACGCTACACAGCCACCTCCCACGTATACGCTACACGTTCCCATTCATACCCCATAGCCTCTACATAATCCCTAAGGCTAACCACATCATCATACGCGATAATATAACTAACATCACTAGCCACACTAAGATAATCCAAATATCGCATAGCCTGCTCGTCAAACTCTACATGATACATAACCACCCTATTACCTCCTAAGAGACTTATAAAACTAGCATAGCACACCGCTCGCGGAATGTCAAGCGGCTAACAATCACCACTCCAAACCATAATCCCTAGCCATAGCATCCGCACCCACACGCGAACACGTAGGCAAACCGATAGGCGGCTGGCTAACATGCTTCGCACGCTTAGCATATCCACGCCCACGGCTAGCATACTTCGCGGCCACACGCTCACTAGGCTTAGACGATAGCCGACGTACACGATACGCCCTACCCTCACGAATCACACCATACGCGCTACGCGCTACAACCTCAACAGTAGACACAATAAACCCCTAACCTATTTAGTCTTCCCACAATATGCACATCATATGCCCGTGCTAGTCGTCAAGCCTACCACATCGCGCAGCATCATGCAACACGCGACAGATAGCCGCATAAAGGCCAGCGAACGCTAACACAGCCATAACACCGTCGATACCGTTATGGCTGAACGCATCGGCCAAGTCTAGGCCCAACTCGTCCGCGGCATCCTCACAGTCCGAACGATTACTAGCCACAAGATCCCACGCGCGGCTATAATAAATAACATCCTCCGAACTATCCGCAACCTCCCACGCCATATCCTGCGCATCCTCTAACGTCTCACACTCTCCGATAATCTGATCGGCATAATCCTTAGCGATTGTATAAAGATTACTCACGATTTAGCCTCCTTGGCTTAGCGAATAAACACACCATAGCCGAACCCGGCCAGCCTGTCAAGTTAAGATTATGTAACGATGCCAACGACTAGCCAAGCATAAATAAATACAGACGCGCGCGCGAAGATAACTAAACACACACAGATAAACAAAGTATAAACGTACAAACAATAACAAACACTAATAATAGCCCTATTTGGCTATAACAAAGGGAAATACTATAGTTATAGTAATATACTATAACTATTATCTTCCTACAATAAAAGATATTACCTATAGTTATTCTACTAATACTAGTAGTGTTAGTAAGTCTAGTAAGAATACTAAGCCTATTATATATATTATAATATATATATATACTATATAGGCTGGCTGATAGTAACATCTACAAGGCATAGGCATTATATATATAATAAACCCCGCACCAAAAAAAACCCTGCCACAAAAACTAGCAAGGCTATACCCCCTAGTATAAAAAGATTTTACAAACTTTGCTTTGTAAAATCCGTATACGCATACCCATACCCCCGTTATGACCCACCCACATATATATAATTACACTATATATATTTTTTGAACATTATGATTTTTGGCTTGTTTACGTGTATATATGTTAAGGTTGTGTTAAGGTTTTGATTTTTGTTTCCGATTTGTGTTGTTTTGTTCGTTGGTATTTATGGGGGCTTGTTTTTTTTTTTATTCACCGGAGGGGGTGTTTTGTGTCTTACGCGAATATGGATGGTGTGCCGACTCAGACTGAGGGTGTTAGTGAGATTCTTGCGTCGGATTGGAATGCTTATGTCCGGGATAATTTTGATTCGATTAAGTCGGGTCATATTGTGTGTACTTCTTCTACTCGTCCTACGGGTATTCAAGAGGGTACGATGGTGTATGAGACGGATACGAATCTTATTTATGTTTATACTGGTTCTGATTGGAAGCAGAATAATTTGACTCCGGTGGGGATGATTAGTCCTTTTGCTGGTTCTTCTTCGCCTGAGGGTTGGCTTATTTGTGATGGTGCGGCTGTTAGTCGTTCGACGTATGCTGTTTTGTTTGGTTTGATTAGTACGACGTATGGTATTGGTGATGGGTCTACGACGTTTAATGTGCCTGATTTGCGTGGTCGTGCGGCTATTGGTGCGGGTACTGGTCCTGGTTTGTCGGCGCGGGCGCTTGCTGCGAATGTTGGCTCTGAGACGCATACGTTAGATGTTACGCAGATTCCTAATCATAAGCATTATACTAGTGGTACGACTGGGGACGATTCGCCGGACCATACGCATAATATTACTTTGACGCAGGATAGTGTTCTTCAGCGTGGTACTGGTGTGGTTTTTGATCGTGTTCGTCAGGCCGGTTCTCAGACTACGGCGGGGGCTAATCAGCGCCATCAGCACAGTTTTGGAGCGTTTTCTAATACTAGCATTTATAATAATAGTAATGCTGCACAAACGGTGAATCAGCCGCATAATAATATACAGCCTAGTCTTGTGTTGAATTATATCATTAAGGCGTGATTGTATGAGTAAGAGTTTTCCTAATACTGGTGCTATTACGGGTACTAATGCTGATCGTTTGGCTTTGAGTGGTGTGTTTGAGGGTATGCAGTTTTTTGAGACTGATACGAATAAGATGCTTGTGTATGATGGTGCTTCGTGGGTTGAGATTAGTGATTTGGATAATACTAATGCGTTTCCTGCTGCTGCGAGTGATTTAAATAATTTTTTTGGGGCTTGGACTTCGTATACGCCTGTATTAACAAATATTACACTTGGAACAGGAGGTAGTACTAGCGGTAAGTACCTTAAAATTGGGAAACTTGTTTTATTTTATGGGTCTTTTACGCTCGGATCTAGTGGTTTTAGCGTTGGAGATACTTATATTTCGGTCCCAGTAACGGCAGTAGATAGAAACTCATATAATGTAACGGCTAGTGCAATTAATGTTGGTATTTCTCCATATAGTTTGTTTATTCCTCACCACGATTGTAATACAACTCAAATTAGATTATTAATAGAGAATCCTAGTGCTTATGGGGCTGCTGTATTAAGCAACACTGTTCCCTTTTCTTGGGGATCGGGAGACAAACTTTATTGGTCAGGCTCTTATGAAGCCGCTTAATTTTTAAGGTTTATTATGTTTAATTCTAATGTTCAACCAAAAATCCGCAAGATTGATGTTCCAAAAGAATCCTGGTCTTGTGTTAAGTGTTCTAGTGAGAATCAATATTATATGCGTAAGTGTGGTTCGTGTAACGCGCGGAGGCCACACTAGGAGCGGCTAATGCCCAACTATACTTTTAAGGACGGCGTCACAGTAGACGCGAACGCGCTAAAAGACATCATGCTGACCTTTCCAGAAAAGTTCGGCTGGTTCTTATCTCAAGGATACGCGCCACACTATTACCAATGCTTGTTTCATGCTAATAGTAATAAGGATAATTTAACTCGTTTTAGACACCTGGTCGCTGGTCGCCGCGGAGGGAAAACGCTGAGCGCCGCCTGGGAAGTCTTATTCTACTGCCTCTACCCGGAACAATTCCATAAAGACGCTTATGGGAAGGATAATACGAATCCTCTCTGGGTTTGGGCGACAAGTAAAGATTATAAGGTCTTGCGGCCCGCGCTCCTGACTTTGCGTAAGGTTATTACGGAAGCCGGTTTAGAAATCGGTAAGGATGTAAAGGAAAATAGGGGCGCAATGACCTTTGAGTTTGCTAATGGTAGTCTCGTCGAGTTCAAGTCTTCGGATGATCCGCAGAGCCTTCGTGGCGCTGGTCTGGATATTCTTTGGATGGACGAGGCAGCCTTCATTAGGAGTGAGGAGCCGTGGCAGGTTATGCGGCCAGCACTCTCCGATAAGCAGGGCCTCCTGATTACGACGACTACTCCGGACGGGAAAAACTGGTTTTATGAGGAGTTTTGGAATAAGGACGCGATGAAGGACCCGAATCAGGGTCGCGTCGAGTATCGCAGTATTGATAATCCGTACTTTCCGAAGCGCGAGTGGGAATACACGAAGCAGCGCTATCACCCATTATTGTTCGCGCAAGAGTATATGGCCGCTTTCGACTCGATGGCTGGCCGAGACTTGTCTGGCGAATGGTTAAAATACTACACTGAGGATGATCTTCCCCGCACGAGCGACGGAACACTACAAAAATTACGAAAGTATATTGGTGTAGACCCTGCTGTGAGTATGAGTGGGCGTGGTGACCGCTTCGTTATTAGCGTTGTGGGTGTTTCAGAGTCGAATCAGGTGTTTCTTTTGGAGCAATATGCGGCGAAGATTCCGTTTGTGGAGCAGTTGGAGAAGATTCAAGAGTTTCATATTAAGCATCGTCCCGAAATTATCGGTATTGAGTCGAATGCTTACCAGGCCGCTCTTGTGCAGCAGGCCGAAAGGCTTCCTTCTATGCCTCCAATCGTCCCAATCTTCGCTAAAGGTAAGAAGTTTGAGCGTATTATGGCTATGAGTCCGCTTTTTCGCATCGGAAAGGTCCTGATTAAGGCGGAGCATAAGGATTTTATTGACGAGTGGATCAATTATGATGCTAGTGTGACGAATCCGAAGGATGACTGCTTGGACTCGGTTGAAATTGCGCTTAGAACGGCTGGTGCGCTCCTCGGAGAGGCTAGTTTTGACGAAAAAGACGATAATCCGGGCGGCTTGCCGGACTGGGTTGTTAATGACCGGCCTTCTGTGAAGAAGGAAGACTATTATGTTGACGAGTTTATGGGGAGTATATGGTGAATATTACGAAAGGTAAGACGGTTGAGGGTTGTGGCGACGCTATCACGGGAGAACGCATCCATAAGGGTGAGGATGTAGTATTTACTGGCTTTAAGAATAAGTCTACGAACTGGATGAAGAAGGGTCGTTACCGGGTTATTAAGGAGGAGACCATTGTTGAACTGGCTAAGGCGGCGGGACTTAAACTCTGCGGAGACAACTGCGATTGTAAGTCTGATGAGCGAGTTTCTGAGCCTGCACCGCGAGTGGAGCGAGCGGATGCTAGCCCTGGAGGAGGAACGGTTAAGGCTGGAAAGGCTAAGACTGGAGGGCGCAAAGCCTATCGAAGTCCCGTCGGGGACTCTGCGAGTGACTGAGGACGAGCAGGACGCTGATTGGGCTCTGAGTCAGGGCATTATTACTCCTCACGAGTATAAGGATCTTCTTGAGAGCGCTGGTTTGGCGCCGACTGATTTGCAATTTAATTAGGGGGTGAGTGGTGGCAGAGGTAACTTCTGATACGTATTCTGATGAGAACATTAAGGGGTTTGCCCCTGCCGATAAACTGGTGAAGAAGGTTGATGATCTTCGTGCTCAGCGTGAGATGATGGAGCGCCAGTGGAAGATTAATCTTGCCTTTTATAAGGGTAAGCAGTATGTGTTTTATAATCGTAAGTCGCGTCGTATTGAGTCGCTTCCTACGGATGATGGGGATAAGCCGCGTTATCGGGTGCGTTTGGTTTCGAATCAGATTGCTCCGAATACGCAGAGTCTTCTTGCGCGTTTGGTGAAGTCTAAGCCGCAGTTTTATGGTACGCCTGGTCAGGGCTCGTTTGAGGCTCAGAAGGCTGCTGAGGTTGCGGAGAATCTGCTGGATTATTGGTGGGACTCGTTTCATTTGACGGAGAAGCGTGAGGAGGCGATGATCTGGTCGATTATTTGTGGGAATGGTTTTTGGAAGATTACGTGGGATGATAAGGCTGGTAAGGGGATGCGTGTGATGATGGATCCTGAGGGTCAGCCTATTGTGGATCCGCTTGTGAAGCATTTCTTTGCGAAGTTTCTTGACGAGTCTGGCGCTGATTCTAAAGCGTTTGAGAAGCAGGTCTATCAGGGCGAGATTAAGGTGGATGTTATGTCGCCGTTTGATGTGCTTCTTGATGATTCTGCTCAGGTGTTTGAGGATTGTAAGTATGCGTTTTGTGTGCATCCTATGGATCCGAAGGAGATTCAGGATCGTTATGGTGCTCGTTTGAAGCCTAATGCGATTAATCGGTATCCGGATGAGACGCTTCCTGGTCCTTTTGCGTCGTTTGAGGCGAAGACGAAGGAG